GGGATACATGTGAAGATCTCAATATAATTGAAAGTATTAGGCTAACAAAAGTACCGGACAATGAGGGGTACGGACGATATGCAGCTTTATATCCAAATAGACCAATAATAGACATAAACAGCGGTAAATTAGCAACTAATGGCTTAGTAAGGTGCATACTGCAGCCTAAAATGGACGGTGAAGATGACAACCGTATAAGGAAGACCGACGCAGCAGTTGAAGCATACCATGCTGATCTTAGAAACTGTACAATGAAAATGCAGGTATACTATACAGATGAAGAAATGAGGCAAATGAAATTACATGACGAAATTATGAAGGTGAATAAACCCAGGGATGAGGAAGGCAACCCAAATGAAGAATATGATGCCGCTGCCGCAGCAAAACTCGCAATTGAACGAAGAGCACTGGAAAGGTTAGAACAAGATCGTGAAACAGTGTACAATAAATTATGTGTCGAGAGAAGTGATGACGATCTTGTACAATATATCACCAATCTAGCACATTATCAAGAGGCATTAGAAGCACATGCTGATGACGAAGAACAGCCTGAACCAGCTTATGATGCACAATATGATATAGATGACTGGCACAACCTTTTGATAAACATGACTGATGTCATCTATTATTTAACAGATGATGAGCTATATACTGTAAATGATTACCTAAATGACGGTACTACAATGGTGGGCACGCTACATGTTCCGAAGAGTATAACAACAGAACCACAGTATATCCAATATGGTGAGACAATCGAAGGGGTGATGAATATATATGAAGACACACCTAAAGATGAAATAGTTGGAGAGCAGGCAATGATGCCACTCACTCATACAGTAATGGCCATGAAGATGAACGGTAACAGGAATGCATATTATCATAATATCAGATTTCCAGAACTTGCTAATGTTGACAGCTACCTCATCCCAGCAACTCAGAATAGGGATTACATATTAAAAATTCATGTATTGCAACGTATTGACACTGGAGCAACTTACTATATTAGGTTTGCCATAGATAAACACACAATAGGGCAACAACCAGAAAATAGAATGCATTTATTCATACCAGATGGGTTACTACACACCACTCAGCATGGACTACACAGAAAATATAAAAATGATGTAATAAGACAATATAACGATAGACGACGAGGAAACATCGCAGAGGCTGCAGAGGCATACAATTACGAATTCAATACACCGCCACAATACAATCTAACACTGGACAAAATAAAAACACAATGTGATATTATATCTAAGCCAGC